ATCAAAACAAGGCGTTTCTTTATTAATTGTCGCTTTATCATTTCAAGAAGTTAAAATTGCTCAATCTTCAATTCCAACAACTACAGAGCCAAGTGGAGCTTATGTTCAAAATAACGGGCAAACTTCTTCAGTAGATTTAGATGCAACACAGGAAGCTCAAATTGTTAGTCCACAAGATTTTCTATCTTCTGTAACTGCTAATTTACCTAGTATAACGGGATTGAATAGTTCTTTATCAAATGTTCAAAGCACATTAACTTCTATAACATCACCATTAACTTCGGTGTTATCAGGACAATTAAATCCTTTAAGCAATTTATCTACACAAGCAACACAAATATCATCACAACTTTCTTCTGAGATAAGTTCAATTAGTCCTAATATTGGTGGATTATTAAATGGAGTTCCTTTAAATATAAATGCTAATATTAATGCTATAGGTTGTATAACTAGAGATATTAATAAAATTACAAATGGTATGGCTATTTTAGAAAATTACAATAATGTGCCTTTATTAAATTCTGTTAAAGCAATTCAATCAACAACAAATGGTATTGGTAATTTAATTTCATTAAGCGAAAGAGTTATACAATGAACCAATCTATTGCTCTTTCACAAGTTCCATCTCAAACATTAACTATTCAGCTTGGCACTCAACAATGCACAATTAATGTTTATCAAAAAAGCACGGGATTATATTTAGATTTGAACGTGGCTGGAACTCAAATTTTAAATACAATGCTATGTTTAGATAGAGTTGCTTTAATAAGAGAATCTTATTTAGGATTTATTGGTCAATTGTTTTTTGTAGATACTCAAGGCACAGATGACCCTTATTACACAGGATTTGGTACTAGATTTATTTTGGTATATTCATCATGACATTTGCTGTTAGACAAATTGATTTACAATTTAGTGGAGTTAATTCACAAGTTGTGAATTTAAAAGGGTTGAGATGTTCTGCAACTATTGTTAATCCAGGCGGTTCAATGGCATTTGGTCAATTGCAGTTAAAAGTTTACGGCATGACATTGGCTCAAATGAATGAATATTCAAGTATTGGCACTAATCAAGTTGCTGTTCAACAACAATCAATTACAGTAAGTGCTGGGAATCAAGGTGATATTGCATTGTCGCAAGTTTTTCAAGGCAATTTAATGTCTAGTTATATTGATTTAAGCAATATGCCAAACATATCTTTTAATTGTGCGGCAGTTGCTGGATATTTGCAAAAAGGAACTCCTGTAGCTTCAAATACTTATCAAGGTGCAAAAAGTGCAGAAGTTATTATTGCAAATTTAGCAAAATCATGTGGGTTAAATTTTCAAAATAATGGCGCACACGCAATTTTACAAAATCAATATGTATATGGCTCTGCTGTTGACCAAATGCGTCAAGTTGCTTTAGCAGCAAGCATACCAATTGTTATTGAAAATAATACAATAATTATATTTCCAAATAACGGATTTAGAGATGATATGATTATTGATATGAGTCCGCAAACAGGAATGGTTGGTTATCCATCTTATTGGGAATCAGGATTTGTAATAAAATCTGAATTTAATCCACAAATTCTTAATGGAAGGCAAATGAAAATAACAACTTCACTTCCTAAAGCGAACGGAACATTTGCAATACAAAGCGTTGCTCATGAAATTAGCACATTAACGCCCGATGGTCCATGGTTCACAACAACTACATTAGCTCCACCACCTTATGTCGCAAACAACTAATTATCAAACCAATTACGTTTCAGCAGATAATGCTTCTGAAATTGGTCGATTACAATTAATTATCAAGACAGCATTGTCAGGAGTTAGAACGTCAATGCCTGTTCAAGTAATTTCTGTGACTAACGCAGGTGGAGTTTCACCTATTGGAACTGTAGATGTTCAACCAATGGTTAGCTCAGTAGATGGCTCAGGTCAGATTTGGGCGCATGGAATTATTCATAACGTACCTTATATGAGAATACAAGGCGGAGCTAACGGAATTATTTTAGACCCTGTTGTTGGTGATATTGGAATAGCTTCTGTTTGTGACCGAGATATATCAACAGTTCAAAACTCAAGCAAAGTATCAGCCCCTGGTTCAAATCGTAAACATGATATGTCCGACATGGTTTATTTGATGACTATTATTGGTGCAGCACCTACGCAATATGTTCAATTTAATAGTTCAGGAATAACAATTACTTCGCCAACAAACGTAACGATAAATGCGCCAACGGCAGTCGTAAATTCGTCAACTAATGTTACAATGAACACTCCTCTTTTGAAGGTAAGTGGCGATATTATAGACAATTCTGCGACCAATACTCACACAATGGCTCAAATGCGTAGTCTATACAATAGTCATACTCATTCTGACCCACAAGGTGGAAATACTGGAACTCCAAGCAATTCAATGTAAGGTGATATATGACAATAATTCAAAATAGTTTACTTCTTGACCAAGCACAATGGGATATTGTGCTTGATGTAAACGGAAATATTGCTCTTGCTAGTGCGCCTTATTCTATTGCTCAAGATGTTGCTTCTGCCGTTAGAACGTTTGTCGGTGAGTGTTGGTATGATAATTCTTTAGGGCTTCCATATTGGCAAAATATTTTAGGTAAATTTCCACCTTTACAATTTGTTGACCAAAAAATTACTGAAGCTGCATTTACTATTCCTAATGTTTCAAAAACTAAAGTAACATTTACATCTTTTACTAATCGTGTTTTGTCAGGTGAAATACAAATTATTGACACAGATGGTGTAATTAACAACGTAGCCTTTGGATAAACTATATGACAACTAATGTCCCACAAATAACTTGGGTAAATGGCAGTCCAGTATTACCTGCTGAAACAGATATTTTAGCAGGAGTTCAAGCCGATATTAATGCTGCTTTTGGCGGTGGCGTAAATCCATCACTACAAACTCCTCAAGGTCAAATTGCACAATCTGAAACGGCTATTATTGGTGAGAAAAACAATGAAATTGCTTATATCGCAAATCAAGTTAATCCATCAATGGCTTCAGGAATTTGGCAAGATGCTATCGGTGAAATTTATTTTATTACTAGAATCCCTGGAGCTGGCACAGTCGTACCTTGTACTTGCACAGGTGCTGTTGGTACTGTTATTCCTGTTGGCTCTGTAGCAGAAGATACAAGCGGTTATTTATATTCATCTACAGCAACTGCAACCATTCCTTCAACGGGTTCTGTAACTGTTCAATTCCAAAATCAAACACAAGGTGCAATTGCTTGCGCTCCTAATGTTTTAAATACAATTTATACTGCTATTGCAGGATGGAATACAATTACTAATCCTACGGCTGGAGTAGTTGGAAATCTTGTTGAATCAAGAGCTGCATTTGAAGCTCGCAGAGCTGCTTCGGTAGCGGGTAATTCTGTTAATTCACTTGGCTCTATATTTGCTTCTGTATCTTCCGTTCCTAATGTAATTGATGTTTTTGTAGTTGATAATCCTACAAATTCAACTGTAAGTTATGGAAGCACAAATTATTCTTTAATTGCTAATAGTATATGCGTATCTGTTGCTGGCGGTTCTTCATCCGCTATTGCGCAAGCTATTTGGAATAAAAAATCACCTGGAACTAGCTATAACGGCAATACTTCGGCTACGGTATATGATACAAATTATGCAGCCCCGCAACCTGCTTATACAGTTACTTGGCTTACTCCTACATCAACTCCTGTGTATTTTGCGGTACAAATTAAAAATAGCACTCAATTACCATCAAACATTACACAATTAGTTCAAAATGCCATTATTCAATCTTTTGAAGGTTTAGATGGTGGAACTTCTGCTGGAATTGGGCAAACAACTTATGCAGGTCGTTACTATACAAATTTACAAGCAATCAGCCCTTATGTTGAAGTGCTTTCAGTTTTGATGGGATTTACAAATTTAGCAGGTGCAACAAATACATATTTAACTTTTGGGATAGACCAATTGCCAACTATCTCAGCTTCTCAAATCGGTGTTACTTTAATCTAAGAGATAAACTATGAGCGTACCTTATTACTTTCAAAATCTTATTGGTCCAATCCCTTTATCGGAATTAGATTCTAACTTTGCTGCTGTAGAAGCTGATATTGCATCAGCGCAAGCTGCTATTGCAAACGGAACTTATCAATTAACAACGCCTGTAATTGGTGCTGCAACTGGTACTTCCGTTACTGCAACTAATGGATTTTATAGCACAGGTGCTTATGCTTCAGTTTATTCTGATGGACTTGTTTGTGATTATATTGCAAATAGTGGTAGATTTAGTGCTGGGGTAGCTGATGGATTTACTTGGTATAACGGTGGTGTTGCAGTTACTCCTTTAATGTATTTGTCTGCAACTGGAAATTTATGGCAAATTGCACCAACTCCAACTTCTATTTCTGCGGTTACTACTTTAACGGCTGCTCAATTACAAACGGACATTATTAATACAACAGGCACAACTTATACTGTTACTTTACCAACAGGAACGGGAATTGATACAGGATTTGCTGGAGTAGTTGTTACAAACTTTGGTTTTGATTTTCATATTATCAATACTGCATCAGGCACAATTACTATTGCGGTAAATACAGGCATTACTTCAGTTGGTGGGTTGACTATTGCAACAGGCGTTTCAGCGCATTTTAGATTGCGTAGAACTGCTGCTAACACTTATATTCTTTATCGTTTGAGCTAATATATGTCATATATAGTTGGGTGGATTAATAATTCCAAGAATGATGTTTCTTGGATAAATAATTTTAACAATATCGTTCAATGGACTTCATCAAATCCATCAAATAATCCCCCATTATGGCAACAAACTTTATTATCACAATATGTTGATAGTCCAACATTAACATCATTAATCGAATCATTTAGCGATGCTATTAGCCCTGATACTGATATTACTAACTTTTACAATAACATTTGGAACGTAGCAACTGCCGTAGGTAATGGTTTAGATATTTGGGGTCAGATTGTAGGTGTATCTCGTTATTTGAAAATTAACGTTTCTAATTATTTTGGTTTTGATGAATCGGTAACTACACCTACTTTAGCAACTGGCGCACAACCTTTTAATCAAGCTCCATTTTCATTGGGCGC